GGCGACGGTAGGTAGAATTCGTCAGTCAAAATCAATCAAACAAAATCCATGAAAGAAACACTCGCTGAATTCTGCTTTCGAATCGGCACGATTCCCCGTCCCCGCAACGTCGGCCAGCCTCACGAATGCTTGGCAATTCTCCCTTTCCCCGATGGCGAACGAATCGCCGCTTTCAACCTGCGCGACTATTACGTTTCCGCCTCCGTTTCCGGGCCTTGCTTAGAATTCCGTCCCCGCGAATCGACTCCCCGATACGTCAATCAAGTGACGGACTACGGTGTTTCCCGTCCCCTTTCCCGTTCAATCCGTGTTTTCTAAATCCACGAATCAATCAATCCTATGATCCTCATTTCCCGAACCTTTGAAGTTGTCACGCCCGAATCCGCCGAATATGGCGAATCCGCCGACTCTGGTTTTCTGGCCGAATCCGAATCCGTCACGTTTCGCGAACTGGTTTCCCTCATGAAATCCCATCCCATCCCATCGAATTCCCATCCCGAAGGAAGTCAATGGGAGTGGCTTTCGTCCCATCCTTCGCAGGATTACCGGGATTGCAGCGAGACGACAGAATCCTTGCATTACTGCCGAGAGAATCCGCCGCGCCGCTTGAAGTATTGGCGCAAGGCAATGCGAGCCGCTGGCATCATCCGCCGCTGATTACCCGCAGAATAAAATCCATCCCATCCAATGAGCATCACAAAAAACACACTCGGAAAGACTCACGTTTCACGTTCCTATCCATGGGGACTTCATCCTCGGAACGGTCATCGGCTCCTTTGCTCTGACGGCGTGATTCGGGCCGCTGAAATGGCCGAGACTGCCGACACATATTTTAGCATTCCGGCTTCGGTTCGAATCAATGGGAAGCGCATTTCAGGTTACGCAACGTGTGAACGTGACGCGAAATGGCAGCATGAAGTCTGGGCATTTCGGCACCATACGAATCAGAACGCGCCGCTTCCCAAATGGCCTTCTTCGCATGAACCAGAGCATGAGGTTCTGATTTCAAAAGCTGTCGCCTGATTCCCCGTGCCAGCCTATCGGCAACGGTAGGTTGCAACGGGCAATCAAGCCCGATCCAAAATCAAATCCATGACAACAGAATCGACCGTCACAAAATCCGAAATCTGCGCCAAACTCCGGGCATTCATCGCGCAACGCTCCGGCCTCGATTGGCGAAACTATGCGTCCGATTGGCGCGACAAGTCCGGGATGTCCGCGCTTCGATCCGACAGAAGCCGAATTCTTTTGCACGGACGCGACGCGCGCACGCTTCTCTCATTTGTTGAGAGTTCACCCATGCCCGTTGATTTCATCATGCGCGAATTGGAAACCGGACGTTTGACTTTCGATCCGTCGCGCAACGCTCTGGACTACTGCGCGGGGCAATATTTCCCCACCGAGTATCGGGCCGCAGTGTGTCGGACACTGGCCAACGCCATCTGGCGTTTCTATCGGGACAACGTAAAGCCGGACGTTCAGCAATTCGCGCGCGATACGTTCGGGCGTGGCATCGCTTCGCGTTGGTTCAACTGAAACCATTCCCCCGCGCATCCATGAAAATTTTGACCAAAAGAGAAGCCGATAAGGCAATCATCGAAAGTGTTTTTCGGCCCGGTGGAACGCTTGCATGCCTCAGAAAAGATCGTTTCGACCGTGGAAAATACAAGGAAACGGTGATTGGAAAGGATCATCCAGTCCGCGACGGCATTCGGCTTTTATGGGCCGAGAGAAGGCGAGACAGCAATGGTTCTTACTTTGCGCTTTTCTGTCTTTGCTCGGACTGACCGGCCCATCCTACGCGCGCCATGCGAAAGCGTGGTGCGAAAGGGTAGGCCAATCTATCCGCAACCAATCGAATCCATGAATCAAAATCCGCTTGTCACACTATTCGAAACGACGGTTCTCCGCGACAACTGGCAGCATGGCACGGGCAAATTCCGCGCGCGCCTTTGGACTGACGATGACCTGATTTGCTGGGAAATACCAGGCAAGGGAGGCAAGGTGAGCATTCGCGCGGCGCGATGGCTTGGCGACTTGTGGAAGCAGGGCTTCACCGCAGGCGAGATATCGCGAATCACCGGATTTCCGCTGGCATCCTAAACCCTACGCGCGCGAAATTATGAATCCAACGAACTACACCCCCGGCCCGTGGCGTCAAACCGGAGTTAATGTCCGCGCTGGCGATGCCCTGATTTGCTGGGTAACCGATCATTATTTTAATATTGAAACCTCAAACTCCGAGAAGTTCGCCAACGCCCGCCTAATCGCCTCCGCGCCTGAGCTTCTCCGCGCGCTGGAACTGGCGTTGAGCTGGTTAGAATCAGCGCAAGCGGACCAGCCTGAAGACTGGCAAGACAATCGTTTAAGGGACGCCGTAAATTCCGCGCGCGCCATTATCTCCAAAGCGAAAGGCGAAGCATGAGATACAAAATCCAACTAGAAACCCCTAACGGCTGGTCTGACCTGCGCGGATCGACCGACGGCGGACCGTACGAGGTCTGTTTCTTTCCATCGCGCATGGCGGCGGTGCGCGCGGTTGAGGAGTTTGCGGAGTTATTCGAAAACCTCGAAACACTGCGCATCGTTCCGGCGAACGTCCCCGAAACCGAAAACATCTACGCATGAAATCAAAACATACCCACAAAATTTATCGCAGCATTGAACGCCCGTTCAGCGGCTCAATCGAATCCGACAAACCGAATCCCCGCGCGCATGGCTGGGTTACTGTCCAGCAAACTTGCCTTTGTGGTGCGGTACGATTTGTGAATGTGAATCAAAAGCAACGGGAAACCGGTTATTGGCAAGCGGAGTCATAATCGGCTAAAAACCTCCCGCGCGCGAATTCATGGCGAATCTTTCCATTTTTCCCCGCAGTTAAACTCAAGCAGAACCAATGAAACTGACCATTCAGAGCAAACAGAATGCCCAAACCATCGTTGACCTGTTCAACGCGATAGTTCAGGGCGAGCAAATGCTGGAGCTGATTATCGAACGCGAGGTTGGGGACAAGCTCTGTCCGGCGTTTGAGGGCAATCCGAACGACGAGAAACTTCCCTGATTATGACAAAAGCAGAACTTGAGGCGCGCAATCTGTCGCTGGGGCAGTTGATAATGCTTTTGCCTGAGAACGAAAACGATGTTGTTTCGCGCGAGCTTCAGCATCGGCTTATCGTCGCTTGCAAAATCGCGGTTCTTCTTGAGGACAGTCTGTTTTACGCGCGGATGTACAAGGACCAATGCCACGAAGGCCGTGCGCGGCGCGAGGAGATGATCGACGATGCGGTCGATCTTATCTCCGTCTTCCGCAATGGAGGAATCTATCCATGAAGGATCCGGCCTCGTTCCTCTCCGGTACCGAGCTTCGCGTCTGCCGGCTTATCGCCGAGCGACAGATGCGCGGCGTTCGGAAGTACGGCACAACCGTCGAAGCCAATCCGCTGACCCTGCGCGAATGGTTGCAGCATGCACTGGAGGAAAGCCTCGACCATGCCATCTATCTCAAGCGCGCGATTGAGCAAATCGACCGCGAGGAGGAGGGTAGGCCATGAATGCCCGCAATCTATTCGCCCCGCCGAAGTTCAAGGTGCAAATCTCAGGCGCGCTGGGCTGGGCTGACGTGAAGCATCGCGTCACGCGCTACGAGACGACGACCTACGACACGCGCAAGGAAGCGGATCGGGTGGCCAAGGAACTGAATCCTGGCGAGTACACGCAGGGAAGGATTCGTGTTGTCCCGGTCGAACTCAGCGAGGACTACGACATCTATCCGATACCGGAGAGAGCGAGCGAAGCACCGAATACAAAATGAATCATGGGAACATGGATAATACCAAAGCAGTTGCACGGCATCTTGGACTCTGCGCTGGTTACGGAGGCATTGAGCTTGGACTTGGAAGAATCATCCGAAATCTGCGGACGATTGCTCTTTGTGAGGTCGAAGCCTTTGCCATCGCAAACCTGGTTGCGAAAATGGAAGCGGGATATCTGGACCCTGCACCTGTATGGACGGATCTTAAGACCTTCCCATACGAGTCATTTCACGGACAAGTGGACATCCTCACTGGCGGATATCCCTGCCAGCCATTCAGCAGTGCGGGAAAGCGGCTCGGAAGCGACGACCCGCGACATCTATGGCCGCATATCGCAAGGGGAATTCGACTTCTCGGGCCAAAGCTCTGTTTCTTTGAGAACGTCGAGGGACATATCACTTTGGGGTTGCCCAACGTCATCGAAGACCTGGCAAGAATGGGTTACCGCAGTGCGTGGGGAATATTTTCGGCGGCTGAGTGCGGTGCGCCGCACCAGCGAAAGCGAGTATTCATCTTGGCCGACCGTCACGACGGCGGAAGCTGGGAAAATATCGAACCAACGGAATCATGGTCAGATTGGCCTGAGCAATCATCCGGCGATACGCGGGGAGACGGTAGCAAGGCCGAAGATGGAGAAGGACAGATTGGGCAAGCGACGGGGCAGGGGGCAATGGCCGACTCCGAGTGCGATGGAGACACAAGATCAGGGTACGAATTGGGAGGCGTTGGCCAGGTTGGACAAGGGCGGAAGGATTCTGCGGCGGATTGCGACGATTCATGGCCAAGCAGACCCGGAGAACGTCAGTTCGATTGGGAACCGGTCAGGACCATTGAACCCGAGATGGGTGGAGACTTTGATGGGATTGCCTATCGGATGGACCATGCCAAGCTGTTTGTCACCTGTGAAAGCAGGTACGACGAATTGCGCCTCCTCGGCAACGGAGTCGTCCCAGCAACCGCCGCTCTAGCATTCCGCACTCTCGCAAAAAAGCTCCGAAACGCCGGATAACTTTTTATCCGACAGCAACAGGCCACCAACCCCGTATCCAGCGCATCCAAAACCATGACCTCCGAACGAATTGATTCTGGCGTCTCAAGCCCCACTTCCGCTGCCATCACACACTCGCGCAATCAAAACGCGCCATTGAGGCGTTTAGAGCGTTTGGCGAGCATTCGCATAGAGCGATTGAGCGACGAAAACGCATCTCTCTCCCCCATATTCGGAACGGCGCGGGCGGCGAACACAGCCGCCCCAGCAGCCGTTTCCGAATTTACCCCCCTTTTTCAGAAGGGGGTAATGTTTATCTTTCAGATGAATAGTAGCATCGGCAAGATAACTTTCGGATGGAGTAATGTGTCGCCTCAGATTCTCAGTTGACAGTGCTTGGTCTTCATAACACTTTCTTTGCATTATGAGTTATCTGGAAAACGGGGCCACCCACCGCAGCATGTTCCGATTGACGCCGCCCCTGCACCATGACGTCGATCCGAGACGCTCGCAGATTGTGGCCTACATCATGGAAAACACCGGCTGGGAAGTTGGTCGTGCGGTTGCCGCCTTCAACAGCATGCGGAATCCAAGGTCGAGGGTCTTGGTTTTCGACAAGGTTCATCGGGTCTGGAAGGGATGCGACTGGATTCCGTCCAAGGACAACGTGTCGCATGACATGATTCTGGCCGAGCATCGGGCGTTGGAGCGACGGGTCATCGCGATGGACGCCGAACTCCGCAAGGCGACGCGCGAAATCGAGAAGCTGACCAAGCAGTTGGCCAACATGAAGCGGTCGGTTGCGGATCGGGCCGAGGAGGAGGAGGAAACTCAGGAGGAGTACAACCAGCGGCGAAAGGCCGAGAACGAGAAGCTGAACCATCAGGAATCCGAAGCAGAGCGTGTTCGGGCCGAGCAAAAGGAAGCATGCTCCAAGCTGAAAAAGCGCGAAACTCCAGCGAACGACATCGGCTCGATGGTTGCCATTGCATGGCGATGAAAATTTTCAAACTTCGCCATTGACGCAACGCGAAGCAACGCATAACCTATCGGAACAATTTTCTGCAATCGGGAATAGAGCGTGAGGAGAGCTTACGACAGGGCGTTTTGGATTTTCTGCCCGTGATTGAACACCCGATTGCAGTCGAATCTCGATGAAAGTTTACACCGCCAAAGCCGCTGCTGAGATGATGCAGATTTGCACCGAGACGCTTCGCCGTCTGGTCAGAGAAGGCGCGCAGCACAGGAGGGTGGGGCGGAGGATCTTGTTCACTGAGGCCGACATCGCGGCGATGCTGGAAAGCAAGCTGATGACTGGCGCAGTGAACCCGTACGCAAGAAAGACAAACAAACAACCGAAAGCAGAGCATACAAATGAGCAGCAACCTAGCAACGAGTCTGACGGTCGTGGCACCGTCGCAAGCGACAACGCAGCCCCCAGCCCCGCAGGCTGAAGGAGAATTCTATTCTCAAGCATGCACATCGCTCGATGCGGTCAAGCAGCTTGGAGACTGGATTGCCCATAGCGGCATGTTCGGTGCGACGAAGGCGGAGCAGGGTTACGTTCTCGCTTTGGAGTGCATCGCGAGCAAGCAGACGCCTCTAAGCTGGAAGAAGAGCAATCATCTCATCGGTGGCAGCATCGCCATGAAAAGCGAGGCGATGCTCGCTGGCCTGATGGATGCCGGATGGGACATCGATTGGCACCAGTTCGACGCTCAGGCCGCGATTGCTGAGTTCACCAAGGGCCAGAAGAAGGTTCGCGTGGCATTCACCGCAGAGGACGCGAAGCAAGCTGGATTAATCCCCGCAAAGCCTGGAAGTGGTTGGGCCAAGTTCCCCGCTGAAATGCTTCGTGCGCGTCTTATCAGCAAGGCAACGAGGATGCTCGATCCGAGAATCACTCAAGGCCGCTACACGCCCGAGGAGGTGGCCGACTTCTCGGTTACGTCCCCTGGGCCACAGCCTGCTGCCCCGACGCGACAGACGGTCAATGTGACGCCGGAATCGACCTTCTCGCTCGTTGAGAAGCTGGAGCAAGCGTTGGAGCCGCACAGCGAAATCGCCAATGCGTTTCTGTTCTCGAAGAATCTCATCAAGGAAGGTCAGAACTTCCGCGATGTATCGACCAAGGTGGCCAACATGATCTTGGCCGACGTTGACGGTTTCATCTCCAAGGCCAAAGCGTTCGCCAACCCGCCGACCGAATGAGCATCAAAAACCGTCACATCAACTACGACATGCCAGCCGAGAAGTATCACGCTGTGGATGCTCTCAGCAAAAGTCTGATGTCGAAGATCCTAAAGTCACCGGCTCATTACAAAGCCGCGCTGGAGGAGCATGTCGAGCCGAGCAAGTCGATGCAGCTTGGCACCGCGATTCACACGGCTGTTCTGGAGCCGCATCTCTACTCCCAGGTTGTCGCCGTTATCCCGCCGGATGTCGATGGCCGGACGAAGGAAGGCAAAGCGTGGAAGGAAGCGCACAAGAGCCGTATCCATCTGACGCATGCTGAGGACATTGATGTTCAGGGTGTTGCCAACAGCGTCCGCAAGCATCCGTTCTGGGACATCATCCATCTCAACCACAAGATCGAGGCGAGCATCTTCGCTGAGGACGAGGAGACTGGCCTACCTCTCAAAGCGCGGCCAGACATGTGGGTCGAGGATCATACGCTCGTCGATGTGAAGACGACCGATGACGCATCACCGGAAGCGTTCAGCCGCACAGTCACGGCGTTTGGCTACCATATCCAAGCCGCGCACTACCTCATAATGACCGGAGCCGAAAATTTCATATTCGTCGCAGTGGAGCGAAAGGCTCCGTATGCGGTTGGAATTTATCGCCTGGACCCAGAGTGGATTCGGGCCGGGGAAAACCTGCGTCGCAAAGCCATCACGCTCCTGCACGAGTGCCTAGCCCTCGACAGTTGGCCAGCATATCCGACGGCGATGATAACCCTTTCATGCCCAAAGTGGGTGTTGAATAAAACCGAAGAGTAAACACAGAATCAAAACCTAACCAAATATGTTCCAAGTTAATCGTAAAGACGCTGGAGGCAATTACATCGATTCCGAAGGCGATTTCATTGTCACGCTGGTGAAGGTCGAGGAAAGCCTCGACACGAAGGGCCGCGAGGTCTGCAAGCTGACGTTCAAAACTGACGAAGGCGCGAGCATCTCGGACCGCTTCATCAATCAGGAAAACGTGTGGTTCCGTGTGAACCAGTTGGTTGCTGCGACGAACCACAATGTGCCGGATGGCACGCAGGTTGACTTCCTCGGCACCAAGGGCAGCTACGCGAACTTCCTGAAGGCGATGATCGGCCTTTCGCTGGTCATCACGACGAAATTCGAAGAGTACGAGAGCAACGGGGAGAAGAAGAAGGCCGTTCGCCTCAAGAGCATGAAGGCTGTTCCGACCGCCGACGACTCTGGCGAAGAGAAGCCGTTCTAACGATCAGCACGGAGGGGAGCGTATTCCGCAATAACGCTCAAATCTAAGAACTCAAAACCGTATCCATGAGAACTCAAATTGTAGCGATTACAAAGCCGCTTGTCGGCGACGGGAGCATGACCGCTTCCGAATTCATCAGTTACTGCGCCAGGGTCAGCAATCCGGCGAATCAGTTCAACACGATGACCGCACCGAAGCTATTGGCCTACTGCATCAAGCACGGTCATTGGAGCATCTTCGAGCAGGCGAGCATGACTGTTGAGATTGTGACGAGCAGGGCAGTTGCCGCTCAGATCATTCGGCACCGCAGCTTCTGCTTCCAAGAATACTCGCAGCGTTACGCAACCGCTTTGGAGATGGAGCCTGTGGAATTGCGGACGCAGGACTTGAAGAATCGTCAGGCGAGCGGTGAAGCGTTCAATCAAGAGTGGGCCACCAATGCCGTGGCCGACGTTACGTTCAAAGCGTGGAACTTGTATCGCGAACTTATCTCACAGGGTGTGAGCCGCGAGACGGCGCGCATGATTCTGCCGATGTGTACGCAGACGACGATCTACATGACCGGATCGGTCCGCTCATGGATTCATTACTTTGAGCAGAGGTGCGCCAAGGGAACACAGAGAGAGCATCGCGACATCGCCATATCCATCCGCGATACGATCTTCAAAGAGCATTTCCGTGACATCTACGACGCCGTGACAGAACACAACAATCGAATTCTGCTAGAGGAGGTTGGACTGTGAATGCATCAACTATCGCAAAGAAGGTGGACACGCAAGCGCGCGTCATCCGCAGTTTGAATCTTGTTCACTGCATGGATACGCAGCACATGGTTGGCGCAGCGGAGCTTGAGCGGCTGCTGATTGAGAACCAGGAACTCAAGCAGCGCATGAAGGACGACAGTGAACACATCTTCACACTCTCGGAAAGGTGCCAGAGGTATCGTGCTGCGCTACTGAAGCACAAAGAAGAGATTGCGCTACTGACCGCAAAGATTGAGGAGCATAGGCAAACCATCAAAGAACTGGAGGAAGTGAACGAGCACCTGCGACAGAAGAACGACAAACTGGAATACGGGAGGACGAGCAAATGACACGCGAACAAGCAAGAGAAGCAGCCGCCGTAATGTTGGCATGGGCTGATGGGAAGGAAGTGGAGGGCAGGTTTTCGAATGGATGGGTCACAGTTGATATTCCAGATTGGAACTGGCTCCATGTCGAATACCGCATCAAACCCACCGCAAAGCTCCGCCCTTGGACCCCTGATGAGGTGCCGCTGGGGGCGTTTATGCGGCCGAAGCAAGGCAGTTGGAGGTCTTTGATTTCGGCAGTCGATTCAGACGGAAGAATCATAGTTCATTATATTGCCATTAAACGCGAGGCTGCGTTGGAAAACCACGAACACAGCACCGACGGCGGAAAAACGTGGCTCCCGTGTGGGGTGATGGAGGAAACGAAATGAACAAGATCAACGACGGAGGACCGGCGTTCGCACGGGACACCCACATGGACAAACAGATCGGCCTGTACGTTCAGCAGCAGGGGATGAGTTTACGCGACTACTTCGCAGCGGCTGAGACGCTCGACGACTTGCAGGATCTAAACATGGCTGGTGCTGTTGCACTTGCTGGTCCAAAGCCGGAAGGGAATTGGAGCACCAACCCGATTGAGTGGCTCAAGTGGGAGGCGAAGTGGCGAGCCGAACTGCGCTTCATTCGTGCCGACGCAATTATCCAAACGAGGGGGGTGAAATGAACAACCAGATCAACGACGGCGGACCGGCATTTCCTGCTCAAGATTGGCAAGCGAAAGGAAATCATCACCCCGGCATGACCCTCCGCGACTACCTGGCAGCTGCGGCGTTGCAGGGGATGAATCTCAACTTCGAGTTGACAGCTAAAACGTATGCCACGGATGCCTATGCAATAGCTGACGCAATGATAAAAGCGAGGGAGGCCAAGCCGTGAGAGACGATCCATCTACTGTCACCGTAGGAGTAATAAGCGGAATGCTTCTGTTCGTTGCATTCATGCTCGGCTGCAAGTTCGCAGAATCAAAATTCAAAGAAGAAGCAGTTAGGATTGGGGTTGGATACTACACCAACAGCGTGAGCGGAGACGTTCAATTCAAATGGAAGGAGGCAAAGCCGTGAATCCAGAACAACAACTTGTTGCCATCGCAGAAGCGTGTAGGTGGAAAGAATTCGAGGCATGGCTAGACGGACGCAGGTGCTTTGAACGCGCCGACAGCAATGCTGAATTGGATTTCGATAGTCTTCCCGACTTTCTCACCGACCTGAACGCCATGCACGAGGCGGAGAAGGTGCTGACACCAGAACAGCTTGTAGACTACTGCGCGTTCAGTCTACGCGTTGCAACTGGAGAGGGTTGCGTTACGGACTACAAAATGATTCGCGCCACCGCAGCCCAACGCGCAGAGGCTTTCCTTCGCACGATTGGTAAATGGAAGGAGGCCAAATGAGCAACCATAACGGTAACGCCAACAAAATGGTCGGTGAAGACCATCTTCCCGATACCGGCAAAATGGTCAGCGATACGCCGAGGACGGATGCGGCCTACTTCGAGCCGGGAGCCACGATGTACGATCTGGCCGGTGAGATGAAGCGAGTGGAACGCGAACTCAACCGAGCGTGTGAGATGTACAGGAAACTTGATATTCACGCTCTCAATTTGGTTGACCGCATTAGGAGGTTGGAAGAGGCAGGAGACAGAATGGAAAAACTCATGCCAGATGGTAGCATCTGCGACAAAGCGGCAAACGCATGGAGAGAAGCCAAGGAGGCCAAGCCGTGAGCCATAATGGTAACGCTAACAAAATGGTCGATACACCGAGGACAACTGATCGGGTCGTTTTCATCGACGGAAAACCGTGGGTAAACGCTCCGTTTGCGAGAAGTCTTGAACGCGAACTGAATGCGGCGAACGAGTCGTTCAGGAAGCTGAACATACACGCCCTTGATCTTGTTGACCTCATCAAGCGGCTGGAGCAGGCGGGGGATTCTCTCTACGAAAACTCCGATCCGACAAGATGGGATTCGCTGCAAACCGCCAATCGAAAACTGAATGCCCAAGAAGCATGGCGCAAAACCAGGGAGGCCAAGCCGTGAGTGGTTTCAATGGCAAGCTGGTCATCGACCTGTTTGAGGAACGCGACGCGCTGAAGGCGGATGTCGTGAGGCTGACATTGAAAGTTGCTCAACTCTACGAAGAAGCGGAGGAGCAGAAGCAGCGCATTCAATCGCTGATCGAAGAACGCGATAGAGCTAATCGACTGGCCGAATGGAAATGGAGCCTGCGCGGTGAGTTTCAATCGCTGCTTGGGACTGACAACATCGAGGAAGGAATCAAAGCGGTAAAAGCGTTGATGGGGCGCATCAAGCGGCTGGAGAAGGCTGTTGACGCATACCAAAAAGCATACACGCCAGACGGCCATGTCTCCCCGCACGACTGCTTTGCGACAGGTCCAAAGACTGGCAATCCATGGCAGGACTTTTTGACATGTCCGGGTTGTTGGGCAGAGCTTAAAGCCAAGGAGGCCAAGTCGTGAGCCGCTACAAATACACGAAGCTGAAGAACTTGGGTCCTGCTCATGGATTCATCATTCACACCCCTGACAACAGGAACTTAAGAGATATCAATCCGCAGTTCATTGTCCGAGAACTCAATCGTTTGAACGACCGAATCAAACACCTGATCGAGCTTGGGCTGGAGACATCCGAGTACGGACTGACAATTTATCGTAATATGTGGGAGAAGGAGGCGGAGAAATGAAACTAATCAACCGACCAACCAAGTGGGCAATCACACCTGAAGGCGAGTCTTTGTTCTGTGAACGAGTCATCGAAATCGAAATTGTCGATGAAGCCGCAGGAGAATTTGTTGAAGTGCAGCAGCACCTAGAAGGTTACGGCAAAATTGGAATCGAACCTTCCGAGTGGCCGTCACTCAGACTTGCTATCGACATGGCAATCAAACAATGCAGGGAAAAGGAGATTCAATGAGCAGCAATAAGCCTAAGAAAAAATGTACCGTAATCACCATCGACGCAGCACTTCACGAAGAGCTTCGCGACTACTGTGCGGTCAATGGGATGAAGGTCGGATTTCTCGCTGAGAAAGCGGTGAGAGAACTGCTGGCAAAGATGAATGCAACGACGCAAGTAGCATCGTCCCCAGCAATCACCGAGTGACGGCGTGGCGCATCGTGTGATGCGCGCAAACCCCTTCGTCAGTGATGAAGCCATTGGCGAAGGGACAATTTTCCTAAAACTATGAATCTGAGAGAATACCAAAAGAAAGCAGTCGAGTGGGCCAAGACTAGCGACGGTCTGATCATCGCCCCGGCTGGCAGCGGCAAGACATGGATTGCCGCGAGCATCATCAAGAACATTCAAAGCATCGGACCTCGATTGAATTTTGGGTGGCTTGCGCCAACCCGAGAGACATGCCAGCAAGCGCGCACATCGCTCCGTGTTGCCGGAGTAGATGATTCATTCGTAGACATTCGCTGCCCTCACGAATCAGTGGACTTTACTGGAGTGGATGTCCTGATCGTGGACGAAGCAAAGCACAGCCCTGCTGCCGGGTGGCGCAGGATCATCGAGTCCTGCAAGGGATTCCGCTATGGTTTCGATGCCACTCCCTGGTGCGATGATGAGGAACGCAATGCGGTGACGCGAATGCTGTTTCACAATCGCACCTACGAAATCAAGCGCAGCGACATCGGCGATTCACTGGCCGACGCATACCTCGAAATCAGCGACGCAACGGATCTGAATCTTCAGCAGAAGATCGACGACAACATCGACCGGCTATTTGTAACAAGACGGCGGTACATGCGGATAAGTGACGACGAATTAAAGCGCATGTGCGCCTGGGAATCGCTTGTGGACATCGGCATCTGCCAAAACCGCGAGCGTAATGCGTTCGCCATCAACTACGCGCTGGAGCATCTGGACATGCAGACGCTCATTCTCATCCCGCGCATCACGCTGGGCGAAGAATACGAGGCGAGCATTCCGAACGCTCGGCTTGTCCACTCCAAGATCGGCAAGAAGGACAGGCGCGCGTACATGGAGGAATTCAAGGCTGGCAACCTGAGAACCATGATTGCCACATCATTGGCCGACGAAGGACTCGACCTTCCGAACGTCGAACTGCTCATCATGGTCAGCGGTGGACGGTCGTCACAAAAGACGATCCAGCGAGCCAGCCGTGCGCTGCGGAAAACTGAAACGAAGAATGTTGCGACAATTGTGGATTTTTCTGACAAGTTCCATCCCATCGGAGCATTTCACGCACGGAAGCGAATGAAGTGCTACCGCGAACTAGGCTGTGTATTCCAATGAGCGCGATAAATGAATCAGCGTCCCCAACCGAAAACGTGGTTTACCTGATCGGAGAACTGCGCGGTATTAGTCGCAAGACCGAAACGAAGACAGGCGCATTGATGGTCCGAAGAGTCATCTCGGTGGCTCGTCACTGGACCGATGCCGATGGTAAGTTCCATGAAGACTACGACGAGTTTGAGCTGTCTTCATGGGGCGGTGTTGCGGAGAAAATCTTGGACATTTCCAATGGCGCGTTGGTGCGTGTCAAAGGGCGTGTCAAAGTCGAGAAGTGGAGCGAAAACGGAGATACAAAATCAGCAGTCAGGATTGCGGCAGAACATGTCTCAGTCCTCTGCTACTAAGCGAATGAAATCAAACAAACCAATCGTAGCGGTCGATCCTGGCGTCAGCGGAGGATTCGCCGTGAACACGCCGGACGGCATCATCCTGCTGTCCATGCCTGAGTCGCTGCCTGAGATATGCGCAACGATCAACCAGCTAAAGACGGCCAATGCAGAGTTATGGATTGAGGAGCTTCCTCTCTTTGTTTCTCCCAAGACGAAAAGCTCGTCGATGGCCGTACTACACAGAAACCTCGGTCGGATTGAGGCTGCTGGCTATGCGTACGGATACTCGGTCCACCGAGCGACTCCGAAGGCGTGGCAGGCGTCTCTTGGATTGGGAGGGAAAGCATCGTGCGCCAATTACAACGAGTGGAAGCGAAAGCTGAAAGCCAAAGCGCAGGAGCTTTATCCGCATCTGGACGTTACACTCAAGAACGCTGATGCGCTTCTCATTCTCCATTACGCGATGGGAGGTGGACGATGATCATCCGAGGAAGTCGGCCACCTTCTCCTGAGGAGGTTAAGAATCTACTCATTGCGGCATTCGCGATGGGTGTTGTCATCACCAGCGCATACTTCCTCCTGTTCGTCCTATGAGCGAGAAATCAAAGCCGCTCTCCGAGGAGACGAACGTCGAGGAACTGCGTGGCGCAATCGAAGAACTGCGTTGGTTGGCCAACGTCCTCCACAAGACTCTCGGGTGCGGTTGCGGCAAGCTGGAAGAGCTTTGCTGGAACTGTTCCCAAGCTGACAAACACCACAACCACATCACTCAAGTCTACAAATGAACGTCAACAACAAGCCTACAATTCGCGTTGCCGAAGCCGATGAATCAACCCCGAAAATCGATTTCGCTTACATCGACAAAAAGTACAAGGAATGGCTGATCCGTCGTGGATTCGCCTCCGAAGAAGGAAACGAACTTGGAATGCGCCGATCCAACGGTCGTCGCGGAAAACGCACCATACCCGATGAAATCTGAAATCACGCGAGAACAACTGTTGAAGGAGGCTCCTAGCCTCGTGGAGTATGCCATACTTCGCGGGTGGATGAGCAAACCGAAGAAGCAGATGAAACGCACGGATGTCCCGTGGCATGCTTCTGGATTTGGCCACCTAGACGATGCCTCCGAAGATGAAATACAAGAACTCAGGAAACAGCTCGGTGCAGGTTGAAGTGATTTCCGATGACGTAGAGATACGAATCGGAGAAACCAAATGGTCCGGCGTGGCCTATGTCCGCGAGGGCAAAGCCAAGCTCTACATTCGAACGAAAGCCGAATTCAAAGCGAAGTTCGTTCCGATGAAGGACGATGCGAAGTCCTGATCTTTACATCGCAGCACAAGAGCAGCTCTTTGCGAAGTTTCAGTCTCGCTCCATTCACATCAAACATTGGAGCAAATACCTGATGACTCCCAAAGAGCTTGCTCTCCTTTTTCAGAAATTAGAGAAATCAAATTCAGTTCTCCAAGAAATTGGGAGGACTGACCTTGGCAAGTCTGGAGAACTCGCGCGTAAACAACTTGGAATCCAATGAATCAATCCGTAATCGACCGCGCAAGGGCGTGGCTTCGTAATACCCCCGGCGCAATCAGCGGTCAGGGAGGTCATCCCGCAACATTCGCTGTAGCCACCGCTCTCGTTCACGGCTTTGAACTGCCCCAGAACGATGCGCTGACGCTGATTTCCGAATGGAATGCGTCATGCGTTCCGCCGTGGAAACCCCACGAACTGGCCCACAAGATCAACGAGGCATTGAGGGTGCCGCACGATAAGCCAAAGGGGTGGCTTCTGACCGCTCAAAGTGGAACTCCGGTTTCCTCGACCGGCAAATTCATCGTGCAGAAGATCCAGCCTCTGCCACAGCCAGAGGCGAAGCTGACGACCATCGACTTCCTCAAGGCATGTTTTGAGAAGGATGAGATTGTCTGCATCTGCAACGACATCATCAGCGACGACGAGGGAAAATGTAGGCCGGCATCCAAGGGTACGTTTCTTAAGCGCGATGAGTGGATTGAGAAACATTTCACGCCTCCCGTCAGCAGCATGTGGACGAGCAAAGAGAGCCGTGGCGCATACGTTCGCGTCAATCCGTGTCTCGATGAAAGCGGCTCAGATCATGGCGTGGCAGCATTCCGTCATGTGCTGGTCGAGATGGACGAGAAGACCAAGGACGAGCAGTGGACGATCCTAAAGGAATCCAAGCTGCCGATGTCTGTAGTCATCGATTCCGGCGGCAAGAGTCTGCATGGATGGGTCAGAGTTGATGCAGCAAACAAGGAGGAATGGGCGGAGCGAAGAGACATCGTCTACCGGCATCTGGAGGCGATGGGCATCGATCCGAAGAACAAGAACGCGAGCAGGTTCTCTCGCCTTGCTGGTGTGATGCGCGATGGCAATGAGCAGAAGCTGTTGGCCATCAATGTCGGTGCGGTTAACTGGGAAGCGTTTACGGACTACCTTGAGTCGCAGGACATGCCTCAGGAGTTCACGCTTGAGAGCATCATCAGCTACGATCCGCTGAACGATCCTGACAACCTGATCGGAGACAGATGGATTCGTCGCGGTTCATCGCTTCTATTCGTTGGTCAGAGCGGATGCGGCAAAAGTTCGATGGCGTTCTACCAGGGGCTTTGCTGGGCGAGAGGAGCAGCATGGTTCGGAGTGACTCCTGTGCGTCCTCTGAAGATAGCGTACATCCAAGCGGAGAACGACATTGCTGATCAGCATGACAGCCTGAAGGGAGCAGCGATGTCCGTGTTTGGTCAGTACGGCTGGCAGGAAGGTCTGCGGCAAGCCGGGATGCTATTCTTCCGCGAGACGGTGCGTACCGGAGCGGATTTCGCGACGATGCTGCGGAGGCTTGTTCGCAAGACGAAAGCGGATCTGGTCTACATCGACCCTCTGCTCTCCTACATGGGCGGAAACCCAGCGGACATTGAGACATGCTCTAACTTCACGCGCCATATGCTCCAGCCGATCATGATGGAGACAGGCGTTGTCCTCGTACTCGTCCACCACTTCCCGAAGCCGAAGGGCAAGGACGATCAGCCGCAGAGCGTGGCAGATATGGCCTACTCAGGATTCGGAAGTTCCGACCTGACGAACTGGGCGAGAGAAGTAATCGTGATGAAGGAGGTTGGATTCAACAATCCTCGCCGCTTCATGCTCGGCATGGCCAAGAGAGCAGACCGCGCTGGAATGATCGACAAAGACCGGAATAAAACCGGCTCCATCTTCATCCAGCGCGGTGTCGGAACTATCTCGTGGAACTACGCAGAACCAGAGAAGTTCGTCGTCGATAAGGCTTCGTCAAAGAAGCCGTGGAGCGGGAAGACTAAGCGGCACTAGCCTTTTCGCGCAACGCGCGGCGACGACCTTTCGCGGCGAGCGATTGGAACTTCGCCTTGCCGAGCTTCTTGCGGCCAATGTATGCCGCCAAAGCACCGGGGTCTTTCACGCCTTTCTTTTCAAGCTCTCCAACGAGCTTCTCATAACGTCCGCCACCACCGAGTCGCATCTTGTCCATATCGATTAGAGTTAATTTTTACCGACTAAATTACCACGCTTTGCACGACCAATACTTGGCCGTCGTCTTATCGTGAGCAGCAGCGCAGTTATGCCGCGCACGGAAGTTCTTCCGACGCTCAGGATTGTCGCGCTTGATTTCCATATTCGGGTCGCCGAAGCGAACCTTGATGACGTTGCCTTTGGCGTTCTTGACGTAGACAGCACTCTTCTTCCGCTCGCCCGGAGTGTAGAACGGCTTGTTCAACGTCACCTTCTTGCCCTGGTAGACGTTACCTTTCTTGGAGAGAGAGGTTTTCATTGGGGAGCTTCCTCTTTGTTCATCTGAAAACGATCCTGTTCGAGTTTCAGGATGCGAGGCCACAAGCGTTCAAAACGGTCAATCTGACCTTTCGTTGCCGCATCAATCGGTTTCGAAACAATGTCGAGGTACTCTGGAGTTTTGACGATTCTTCCGATAGCCGCCTGAACGCCTTCCTCGATTCCCTTTCTCATCGTGGAATACGCAGCGTATCCACCAAGACCAGTTCCAAGGCCAATCGGGCCGTACAACTGATAGCCAATGCCACCAGCTATTGCGGGAGCTATCATGCTCGAAAAAACACTCGGCTTACCAAGATCAGAAACCTCGCTCAATTGTTGAGCGATTCGATTCATCTTTTCGACGCCGCCACTTCCAAGAAGCCCCTGCGTAACGCCGTAATACCGGCCAGGGGCGTCTTTGGTGCCAACAAGACTCGCCATCTTCTTGGTGTCGATTTTGTTTCCATCGACAGACTCAGCGATGATTCGTCCGATCAGCAGATTCTGGGCATCAGCAACGAGGTCTGGCCGACTTTCTCCAACGGTCTTGAGGAAACGCTGGCTTCTGTAGTTTGAAGCCTCGTCGCCTTTGGACATCAGGAAATCGACAAGGTTGGACGGCTGAAAATTCTCAAGCTGTCCACCTGGGGCGAGTGCCTTTTTGACGACGCCAAAGAATCTGTCGCGAGCAGCTTCAGTTGTCGTAACAGCTTCCTCCAACGCCTTGTAAAGAGGGACGCCGGTATCTGTTGAAAGATTCTTGACGATCTGATCGAGCTGGAATCCATCAAGGGCATCACGCTTGGATGACCCAGCTTTGTCCACAGCCGCTTTGACCTTTCCAAGCGACTCGATGATTTGATTCTCTCGCTCGCTAACATTCTTCGCCTTCAGCGAGGAGATTGCGGCGGTAGATGAATCGAGCTGTTTTTGCAGCGCGGCGCGACGAGCCTCAGCACCAGCAACGCCTTCATCGACCTGCTTTGTCAGATCGTCGATCTGCGACTTCAGCTTTCTCGCATCGGACTCCAGCTTTGAACGCTGGTTGATGAGCGTGTTGTACTTGCTGGCCACCTCATTGATTTCGCTGAGGTCTGGAAACAGCTCATCAATGACTTCTTTTTGAATCCCGGTGCCAGAGCCTCCCTGGCCCTTGGCGATGGTTTCGAGAAACTGATTCGGGTTGTTTCCTCGAATCTGAGTGTAAACGTACTGGCGAAGGTTCGGCTTAACTTCCTCGTACCTGTTCCCAAGCAGGTTCTGGAGCAGCTTCAGATTCTGTGCGCCGCTTGCGCCAGAGATGGTTCCAACGATTCCCGGCATGCCGCCAGCCTCTCCAGCTTCGCGGAGGATCTTGTCGGCAAAGAAGCCTTTGAACCTGGAGATTCCTTCTCGGTAAAGGCGGTTCTCGTCCTGAAGCGCGGTCTTAAGCGCAGGGTTCGATTCAAGTGCTTGATCGATTTGCGAGTTTACCTCGTCGAGCTTTTGGAAGACCGAATAATCGGCTTTCTGAACAGGCTTGTTGAAATCGATTGCACGAAGAATTTTCGTACGCTTGTCGCGCAACTGGTTGACCGTGTACTCCTTGGTGACTTCTTCTCCATCTGGAGAAACCTCAGTCACAGAAACTTTTGCCTGTTCAAGCTCCGGCCTCAGCTTCGAGTACCCTTGCTCTCGCTGCTTCTTAAATGCATCGAGTTCTTGCTGGGCAACCTCTTGGACTTGTAGGCCAAGCTGCTCTTTGGTTATTCCGGCAGCGGGGCCAAACCCGGCAACACGTCCGGCCTCAATGTCTTGAACCTGCTGATTGAGGTTGGAGATTTCGGAATCGATTCGCTGACGTTCAGCGGATTCGACTGGAAGCGCAGCTTTCTGCCGCTGAAGCAAATCGATCTGATCTTGAATCTGCTGCGATTCAACGCCGACACGACCTTCAACAGAGCGAAGAAGGTTGGTCAGACGAGCATCACGGCTGGCCAACTTCTTGTCGGCGATATTCGTGGCTCTATCGGTCAGTTGCTGCGTTTGCCTGACGAATTCATCAACAGCATCTCCAGCGCGCTGCTCTGCGCCTTGCACCGCTTTTCCAAGCTCCGCCTTGATGGCAGAGGCAAGTTCATCCTGAGACAGTCCAGACGAACGGCCTTGGTTGAAAGCGTTTGAAACGACTTGTTTGATCTGATCCGAAAACTGCTGCGGATTCAGGCCAGAGTTTGGCGAGTACAGTGTACGAGCAATCTGATCAGCAGAAGACGCAGCGAGTCCTGCGGCTCCCTGCCTCTCAAGTTCTTTTGAGATTTCAGTCGCTCTGTCCTGGATGAACTGCTGCGTAAACGGCCTTTGGAATTCGGCGGCAACTTGTCTCGGATTGATTCCCTTGGCGCGCGCTACGGCACCAATTCCCCTGAACGTAACGCTTGCAGCAGGACTCAAAAATCCTCCGATTCCGGTTCTGAGAAGGACATCCGTAAGCTCAGTGTCATCGCCAAACGCCGCTTCAATGCCAGCTTGTGCGCCAGAGGTTGCCGCTCCAGAAACAAGCTCACGGCCAAACTGACCGAGTTTGGTTGCGCGCTGTGCAACGGGAACCCCTGGGACTGCCGATGCGACGAGTTCTCCAGCCTTGTATGGCTCAGGTGAAATTGTTTGAGACAAAGCCTGTGAAGCCAAGCTGACGCCAGATTCAACGGCCATTGCAGCAGGAAGGGTCATTCCTGCGGTAAACGGAGCTGCAAGAGCAGATGGAATCATCGCCGCTCCAAGAGCTGCGCCTCGTCGCATTCCGCGAGCTTCTGCTGCACCAAGCGGAGTAAATTGTCCAGAAGGAGCAATACGCCCACCTTCCATTGGAGAAAGCATTCCGACAGGTTCTCCAAGCTGTCCCATCGTCCCAACAAACCGCTCCATCATTCCAACCTTGCTCGCATCCTGCACCGCCTGATTCAACTGAGCAGTCGAACCGACAGCGGCGGCAGCTTCGACTTGGGGAATCGAAGCCACACGACCCTGCTCCTCGCGACGACGCATTTCTGCAATCGTGGCAGGCGCGGCAGGTTGTTGCTGACCGACCGACTTAAACACCTCTTCAAGCTCTTGCTCGGTAGGTGGGCTGTCTCCGGTAAGACGAATAGTTCTTCCGGTCGAAGGATCTTTAATTCGATAGGTTGGCATTATTGTCCTTCAATCTCTATTTCAAAACGACCGACACGATTCACAGCCGGAGCCGCCTGCGCTTGCTGCTGGCCAAACGGTGTAAGCGGCAACTTGAATCGGTCAACAAGCTCGTTGGCCAACTTAACCTGTTCCGGTCTGATTCGATACTGTTCCTTGAACGACCGAATGGTTCCGTACAAATCCTCAGCAGCCATCGACGCGAAATTGCGAACGTCATCGGAAAAGCTGCTGCTCTTGATATTTCCAAGCGCAGCAACCAGCCGTTGCATTTCAGTGGTCGTAACAGCTTTGCCAGAACGCTCAAAAGCAACTTGATTGAACTCGTCCTGAAACCGCTGCAAAAGCGCGTAGGCGTCCTTCTCTTCTTGAGTCTTCGCCCCAGACAAACGCTTTTTGATATCGGTTACACGGCCATCAATAATGCCGACGTATTTCTGAATTGCCTGAGGTCCGTAATTCTTTTCGAAATCATCGAGACGCTTGACCAATTCGCCGGATTTTCTGGCGATGGTTTCGTCTCCGCTGATTCGCTTTTCAGCGTTTCCGTCAGGAAACTTCCAAGACTTGTTCAGAGCATTTGACTCAATGATATCAGCGGTTTGAGGGTCCGGTTTTCCGAACAATTGCTCGTACTCATTAACTGCGCGCTTCGCCAAGCGCATGTTCGTTTGTTCAGATGGAGGTATTTGCGATTTCTTACGCTCCTCGATTTTGAACCTTGCGGCGGAAATGCGCTGTTCAAGCGGAAGGTTTTTGTCCAGCAACGCAACCTCCTCACGGATATCCTGAGAAAGTCCGGTGAGCGTTTGCTTCTCCTTCATCAACTGTGTGATGGAAGGAAGGTTTTCCTGATAGACCTGCTCATTAATCTCCCCGGTTTGAGGGTCGAAAATCTGGAGGCCCTGCTTCTGCATCTCGGCGATGTTGTCAGCCCTGATCTTGTTGTACTCCTCACGAGCCTTGAGGATTTTGGCTCGCGGAGAATACTGCTGAAGACCTTGATACGCCTGAATCGCGTTTTGATTGAACGTCTTTGACTTGAACCGAGGCAACGCAGGCATGGCTGCTTTCAGCTCAGGGTCGTTCAGATAGTTGGCAATGTCCTCGTTGAACTTCTGGAATGTATCAAATTCCTCAGCTTGAGCTTCTTGCTCAGCCAACGCCTGAGCATAAGCATTCGACTGGATCTTGTTCTGAAGATCGTACTGCCGCTGGCGCATGACTTGTTCAGCAGCCTGCATCTGCATCTGCTCCATCATGCGCTGTTGCGTCTGCGCGCGGTCGAACAACGACGCACCGAGCTGAAATGCTTGAAGAGATTGGTCGGCCATAGAAATCCTTTAGACTGGATACGGAGGAGCAACCGTTTCACCCGTGCTGTAATCGATCCTAGTGCTGCTTACGCTTGGCGCACCTCCGGGCGTTGTCGCGTAAAGATTCGCAGGATTCTGCGCCATCAATCCTTGGTACATCCCGTATTGGGAAAGCGCACCTCCAGCAATCGAGCCAAAATTAGTGATAGCTGTCTGAGCCGCTTGCTGCATCGGAGAAGGAGCGGCGGCAACCTGAGCGGCAGTCAAATCACGACCGTACATGGCCGACTGTTGTTGCTGAATCGCGCCAATCCTCTGGGCCGGAGTGATGAACATGCTACTCACCGAGAACGGTTGAACCATTCCAAACGCGCGCTGCTGCTGGATGAAGTTCTGAGCCTGAGCAAGCCCCTGATTCTGAAGCTGCAAGCTGGTCAGACCCAAGTCGCGAGCAGTCAGCGCACGGCCAAATCCAGACGCACCGCCAAATCCACCAGCAAGCGCACGGCCAGCGGTCGAACGCTGAATCTGCTGCGCCACGTCAGCCGGAAGCTCACCTTTCAGAGCGGCACCAATATTTTCTCCGGCCTGCTTAACAATCTGGTCGTAACCGGGAATGGCGCGACGAAGCTGCGCCTCAAGCTGAGTCTGTTCGGCAGCGGTCGTTTGCTTGGCCAACTCCGTAGCAGGTTCAAGCGCGGCAATATTCTGCCGGATTGCCTGCTGCTGTTCCTTGGCGAAATCAATCGGTTTGAGTTCAGGAACCTTCGGCTTTTTTCCGCCGAACAATCCGCCAAGCAGGCTCCCCGCCGCAGATATCGCAGCACCACCCAAAATTGCGCCTGGAATTCCAATCATAAGTTATCCTTTTGGTTCAGAACCATTGGTAGAACCCTCCGCCGTTCAATCCGACGCCAACCATGCGGATCGTATGCACCGCATCGCCCATGTATTGCATCGTCTGCTCCTGCACAGCTTGAATGGCTTTGGCTTCGTAGGCCACTGCTTCCTGAATCAAATCGTTTTCCTCCTTACGAATCGCCATGACCATCAGTTTGATGGCGTCAGGACACGGGGGAATGAGGTAGTCGTTAGGACTCGTAGCGTTGATATGGCGCATCTTCGCCATGACTGTTACCGGCTTATCGGCCTCGTTGCTGCAACGGTCGGCTAAGTAACTGCGACGATACTGCGGCAACGTCTCGTCAGGATCGTAAACGGCCAGATCGAGTTCGCTCAGTGATGTCGCGTTGTACTCGTACAACCGGCTGACAGTGTTAGTCGCATCGCGGATGACTCCGGTAAGCTGTGTGAACTTCTTTGTGGATTGAACGTACGGCAACGCGAGGGTCAGCTTCTCGCCGTCGATCCACGCGCCGCCGGACTGCGTGCGTATCCATTGTCCGTTCTGATCGACTCCTTGCAGCGTGATGGTTTTGCCAACGTCCGAAGCGTCACCAGGGTAGACTCGAAGGTAGCTATTAGTACCGCCAGACATGTCGCGGTAAGAAACCACAGTGCCACGATCAATAAGCTGCTTTCCAACGCAGACTTGATTGCCATTGAGGAGTCCATATCCGGTTTCTTGAAATTCGAACCATTGATTGCGAACCGTTCCGACTCCGCAGCAATCGGCTACGGCCTCGATGGTTTCGATCTGTCGCGGCCAAGTGATGCACCCTCCAACGGTGTGGATCGTGAACCGACCGTAAGCACCCGCCCAAAGCCCCTTGTGAAGGAGCCTGCGACACGCCTGATTGATGTAATCATAAACGCGCTGATCATCGACACATGTGCCGATGACGCGAGCGATGGTCGAGCGGATGTCCTGAACGATCAGTTTCATTTGGTGTAGTAGACTCGCGCCGTACGCTTGATGAAGTAAACGCCGTAGAACGGCGGCAAGTTGTTGTGGGCGGCACCGCCACCAGACGATGTAGTCGGCAACAAGTTGGAAGTACCCTCGGAGCGATTGGTCGGGCTGAACGCACTTGTGTCAGCCGATCCACGCTGAACAAGGTTGAGGTACTGATCGACAATCTGATGCGTGTGCGAAGGCACCTCACCAAGAACAAGCGTGTGCTGATCTTCACCAACAACAGAAGTAGATGTCGCCGTACCTGTGACGTTGACAACGCCGCTTGCGGCAAAGGTGCCAACGCCAACCGGGAACCGCGCTTGGAACGCGGTATCAACCTCCCACATCGCTCCCGTGTAGTTGGTGACGGGATTTGAGGTTCCATCGCCACCATCATACGAAAGCAGGTCATTCGTCGTTCCAACGAAGATTCGACGCTCAGGGCTGTTGATCGGAACAGGATTCTTGCGGCTCCAATAGCCGCCGCTGAAGACCCACCAATTGCCATCTTCGTCGAGCCAAGGGTAAACCTGATTGTTCAGCGTTGGGGTAGTCGGCCCGAAATTGAAGAACGAGTTTCCAATCGCGCTGTTAAAATTCGCCTGCGTGCCGCTGATGATATCGTTGGCCAGCGTCTGGTAATTGGTCGGGCAATAATTGATGGGCAGACTCGGAGGAGTCAGCGTGATGAGAGTCAGGTTTGGCATGTTATTCCGATGAGTATTTCAGTGGGTTAGCGTCGCAAGCCTCAAGGGTTTTGCATCCCTGAAAAACCCGGCACTCGCCAACATTCGGTTCCTGAACGTCGTAGGCGTGAACGCGAAGACTCTTGATACGGCAATATCCCGTAATTGTAAGCATGACCTGAACCTCGTACAGGTTTCGGGCGGGAGTGCTGATCGTTGAGTTGCACGGGATATCCGAAGGCGTTGGCAAGCGCATCTTCGGCCTGTACTGAGGTTGGAAATTTTTAATTGGGCAAGGACCAGTCAAGCACTGATCAACAACAGCGCATTCGGTCCAGTCAGCCCACTCAAGCCATCCGGGATACTGATCGGGGCGATACTCGACATTGAATGAAACATCGCCTTCAAGCTGGTCGATAAACAAGTCGCCAGAATCCAGCCGTTTCAGGCCGAACGGCACCTCGAAGTTGTAGGCGCGAGTCTGTACCTGCCACTGAACCTCTTTCTTGCCATCGCCAAGGTTGTAATCGAACCGATCAGACTTGGTGATTTCCCAAATCTGGATAGCACCATCAGCACCGCGAGCGATGGCGAAACATGCATCGCCGTAAGCGTTTTCGGTTTTGACAAGCTGCAAGATGTTGAGTCCGGTCCAGATGCCAGACCAAGCCGGCGGAAACTTCTTCCGCATTGAGGTGACAAGCTCTAGGTCGAGAACTGAAATCGCCTTGTGAATGACTCCCTTGGAATCGTATCGAGGCTGCGAGGTCATCAGCACCCGATTGTCGAATACAACGGCAGAGCTGGCCCACAGAAGGTTGGTCTGATCGTTTTCGACGACCGGAGTCATCTCCGCGCTGATAGGAGTGTTGCCCCAATCATTGAAAGAACGACGAGCAATGATGAAAGAGCGAATGCCGTCGATAGCTCGGTAGAATACATCGCCATTGACCGTGATTGCCGACCGTGCGCCAAGCGCGCCGCTGGTCAGCAAGCTGATGGCCTGAATCGGATAATTCAGATTCTTCCACGCTTCACGATCTACTGGAGCTTGGACGCTGAAGACATATCGGGGCGTGAAGACGAGAAGCGGTCCTTGCCCCAGCGACGTGTCTGGATTGCCTGGGACGGCCATTGCCGTGATGCCGCCTGAATCCGAAGGAACCGCGAAGTCGCCGCCTTCATTGAGGAAGGTGTTCTCGGTTTCTTTGAGAACGCTGGCTCGCGTACCGTCGCCGTAAACGATGTCAGTGGCCCGGAATGAGAATCCATTGGGGAGAGCGTACCAGATGCGTCCGTTAACGTAGGACATCACCTTGCCGCACTTGATTTCATCATCCTTGGCGCGGCGAAGATTCGTGCCGTTGAAGATCAGCGGCTTGCTGAAACCGTCTTGAATGACGACGAAGTTTTCAGCCTGAACCATCCAGCCATCGAGCAGGTTGGAAGGGTTTTCAAGGTCTGGGCTGACGCTCAAATTCTGCGCTTTGTTTTCCGCGCAGTTGTAAAGCCACACTTTGCCACTGATCAGCATCAGGATGAAAGTGCGTCCATCATCGGCGATGTACGGCAACGCGCATTGGAAGATGCCCGTCAGTGATTGTGGGCCATAACAATCCTCGGACCATCCATCAGAAGTGACGTTGGTCTGGTCAGCTTTAATCTGATTGTTGTCAGCAGTGATGGTGACGCAGAGGTCGTAGTCTTTCTGAACAAACCCTGGCCGAGGAGAGATGAACCCCTCTCGAAAGCTGGCATTGACCGCAAACGCCACCTGATTCTTGTCCACCTCGGACGGCATCACGCCAGCGTCAATGCCACCTTCAAAGGTGACAGATCCGTCCGTGTACCTCCGTGGTGCGCGTTCGCTCATGCTCTATTAAGCCTGAATGCGTTGAACCGAGAACGAAGAGCCGTTTTCAACGTAAAGACCGTTTGATTCAGCCCTGACATAAATCTCGTAAAAGTCAGACGTTGAAGTTGCCTGATCAACGTAAACCACAGAAATAGGATGATAGCCTGCGTTTGTAACCTTGAACGAATAAGTCGAAAGAATGTTTGATCCGTTTTTCCTCACATAAATGTATGTCAACGTGTCGCTCGGCGCGCTTCCCAAAAAGTTGAAGTAAGCGTCAATGCGATAGTATCCAGTGTAAGGAACAGTAAACTTTCCAGTTGCGGCGGAAAAACCTGACGCAGTGTCTATTCCAGAGTACGAAACAGGAACCGGATAGGTTGTTGCGTTGAATGGATTTGTGGTTGTTGCAGATGCAATAAACGGGACATTCCCGGCTCCAGCACCAGCAACACGACGGGTAAACGTAACGTACGAAAACGGAACGATGGATGGTGCCGAAATGTTGATGTTTCCGGCGGTGTTCGTCACCACAACCGGAAGCGTTCCAACGATTTCCTTTTGAAGGTATCCAGTGCCATCTCCAACCGGAATCTTGTTCGCCGGAGCAGTCGTCAGTCCGGTTCCACCCTTGGTGACTGGCAACGTTCCGCTGATGTCACCAACGGGAATTGTAGCCACCGTTGAAATAACGCCAGCACCGCCAGAGCCAGCGGTCTTCATGTAACCACCAGCGAGAGTGTCTAGCGCAGTCTCATTCGTCAGCGTTCCATCATTGGTACGGCAGATGTAAGACGCTCCAACCGGCGCACCTCCAGAAGCCCCAGCAGCCCCGGCGGGGCCAATCGCTCCAGCCAATGTGATTAAAGAACCCTGTGGAATCAGAGTAGTAGGAACAGCGTTGGCGATTCCAAGAACACCGGCAGCAGGATTTTGCAGCGTCAACTGCAAGCCATCGACAGACAGAACCTGCATGTATCCAACGCCCTGAATGGAAACGAAGAATTGGCCTGCGACAGACTCCGGCAAAAAGTCGGTATTATCGACAAAAACCAAAACGCTAGAGCCAAGCGCAGGAACCAAAAACGAGGCTGTCGTGTAAGTGAACGAATTGATTCCGTTCGTTCCATTGGTGCCATTGGTTCCAGGCGCACCTTGAGGTCCGGGGATGTTGACGACTGTCGGCTCAGAGTCGCAAGGCTGGCAGCAGCCGGATGAAGAAGCAAGTTGCGACGGCATATTTTTCCTTTCGCAGAAGCTCAAGTCCAGCGAGAACTATTGCAAGGTTAAACTATGGCAGAAAAAGTGTCCGAGCATCCACTAATCGACCACAAGTACGGGATTCGTTCTCCCATCAAAATTCCAGACCTTGAACTGGAGCTTTATGCGTTTCGAAATCGACTCCAACCGAATGAGGGCGGATTAGGTACTTCTGAGCATTTTCGAAACGCTACAAAAATCTTGTGGCCGAAGATGAGTTGGAATCCTTGGCTTGAAGCTCAGATCGAGGACCTGTGCGAACATGATTACGTTGGTTGGGCTGGATGCGGCGCGAGCGGAAAGACCTTTGGCGCAACGCTTTTCGCAACGGTCTGGTGGTTGGCAAATCCAATGAAGTCCACAGTCGTTCTGACTTCGACGACTGCGAAGATGATTCGAAAGCGTATGTGGGCCAATCTTCAGGATCTTGTTCGGAAAACGCGCGGATTCCCCGGCAACATGGTCGATTCGAAGATGGCTCTCCAAGCTGTCAAAGGCGACGACCGGCATTCAATTTCTGCCATCGCTGTCGCTGAGGGTAACACCTCGAAGGCGGTGGCCAACATTCAGGGTATCCACGCTGAACGTGTCATGGTCATCATCGACGAAGCGACGGACACGCCTGAAGCGGCATTCGAGGCGTGTACCAACCTTTCTAAGGGTTGTCGCGAGTTTAAGATGCTCGTCATTGGAAACCCCGCTTCGAAGTACGATCCGCACGGTCGATTCTGCACCCCAGCAAAGGGTTGGCGCAGCGTGACGATTGAAGACCAGCATTGGCTGACTGAGCGTGGCATTTGCCGCCGTTTCGACGGCATGAAGTCACCCAACATCACCGAGGGCAGAACCAAGTACCCGTATCTGATAACCCATGATCAGGTGCTGTCTGCGATGCGCCATGAGGGCGAGCAGAGTCCTACGTTCTGGAAGTACACGCGCGGCTTCTGGAGTCCCGATGGCATGGTTAAGACGGTGCTGTCGGAATCACTGATCGAGACGCACACACCTACAAGAAAGTTGGTGTTTACTACGAATATTGAGAATGTGGCCGCGCTTGATCCGGGATTTGGTGGAGACAGGTGTATTCTGCGCTTTGCCAAGGTTGGAACGGCCAACGACAAACTGAGCATCGCATTTGGAGACGTCATCCACATCTCGCCAAACGCGCAGTTGACAGAGCCGGTTCACTATCAAATTGCCAATCGCGTCAAAGAGGAGTGCGCGAAACGTGGCGTTGCGCCGGATAAGTTTGCTCTCGATTCAAGCGGCGAAGGTGGCGGTCTTGCGGATATTCTGACCCGAGAATGGGGTATTGTTCATCGCGTCGAGTTCGGCGGCGCACCTTCAACAATCCCGGTCAGCGATGAAGATAGTCGGCCATGCAACGAGGCTTACGACCGTAAGGTGACGGAGCTGTGGTTCTCGATGCGGAAATGGGTTGTCGAGGAGCGTGTCGGAGGACTCGACATCGAGACTCTGCAAGAATTTTGCGCGCGCCTGTTCGATGACACGAAACGAAAGATATCGGTCGAGTCGAAGACCGTGATGAAGCAACGAACCGGAAAATCGCCTGACTTGGCCGACGCTGCGGTTGTTCTTCTCGATCTGGTTCGCAAGACAACCGTCTTAGAGCCGAGAGCAACAAAAACCGATAAGATTTGGGAAAAGCTCGTTCGAGATGCCGATTCAATCTACTACGAGGACAACGTATGAGCAGTGGCTACAAGATTCTCAATGAACACATGGTGATTCCGGGTGGATGGCACTATCGAGTGCCGGAGACTGGAATCGAAATCACGGCAGGCTCATGGCCGCAGCTTCACGAGTTTGTTCGCAATCATTACACGGCGAACGCGATTCCGATTCCAACAAATCTGGACACGTTGATTACTGAATATGCATGCAAAAACGGTGCTGATTGCATGTACAACGAGGTTGAGCTTTCGAAGCCTGCTGGACGCAAGTCGCTTCAAATTGGCGATGTCATCAGATTCAGCATGAGCCTGTTACACGGCCTTACAGTTGGAGGGGGAAAAGTCAGTCAAGAAGAGGCAAACCGACGCGCCAGCATTTGCTCTGGATGCAGGTTCAACCGCAAGCCACTCGGATGCACTGGCTGTAACTCTCGCGTGCTAAAAGAAGCTGTTAAAACATTTTCCCAACACGGAAGCACGCCGTACGATGAGCAGGTTCAAAGCTGCGAATTTTGCGGTTGCTTTATCAGAAGCATGGTGTGGTTTCCCATTGAAACACTCCATAAATTTACTGACGCTACAGAGAACGAAAACCTGCCGGCTCACTGCTGGAAAAAACGACCATGTACGGATCAATAGCTCAACTGCCGCTCGAAACTCTCAACGAGAATGGCACCGCGCCAGAGACGCGCATCGCTGACGCCGCATCAGCGCGCGAGATTTTCCAGAAGTTAATCAGCGCAGATGATCTTCGCAACAACACCCGGGCGAAGCTGCGTGGTCTGGTTGACGGCAATCCTCCGTACAATCCTGCTGATCTTCGCCGAAACAATCAGGCGTTTCGCACCAACGTCAATTTCCGCGAGTCGGAAGCGTTCCTGACGTTGGCCATGTCTGCCTTCTACGATGTGTTCGCTGAGGTTCCCACCTACGCGACGATTCGCACGGCGTATGGCAACGACATGGATAAGCGTGATGAATGGTCCAAGATCATCACCGAGGAATTCGACCGTCTTCAGAAGATGGACAAGGACTTCGACTATCTCATGCAGCTTTCGCAGCGTGAGATGGTCCTCATCGGTCATGGCCCTCTGATCTTCGAGGACAACACCAACTGGCGGTGCAAGGCCATCATGGCGACGGACCTTCTCGTCCCCGACGGCACCAAGTCCAACGTGAGCGACTGGAAGGTTGCTTGTGTCCGTACCCGCATGGGCGTCGATGATCTGTTCGAGAAGATCCAAGACGAAGAGGCGGCAAAAGCTGCCGGTTGGAATGTCGATTACGTTCGCGAGCGAATCCGCGCTGCGATGCCGGAGCCGTATCGCTCCGGCGTTCAGTACGATTGGGAATTCTTCCAGCGTCAGCTTCGCTCGAACGACATCACGTTCAGCGCGCGGTCAGAGGTCGTCCTGATGTGCCATGTCTTCTACAAGGAGTTCGATGGGCAGATCAGCCATGCCATCATCGATGAGCGTGACAGCGGCGACTTCATGTACCGCAAGCTCCGTCGTTTCAAAAAGTGGGAGCAGGTCATCCACCCGATGTATTACGACCGTGGCGACGGCGAGCATCACGGCGTGAAGGGTCTTGGCATCAAGATGCTTCAGGCGATGGAGCTGAAGAACCGCCTCCGCTGCTCGATGGTGGACAGCGCGTTTGCTCGCACGCAGATTCTTTTCCGTCCCCTTAATCCCAACGCTCTGACCAAGACGAGCGTCGTTCAGCAAGGCCCCTATGCGATACTCCCGCCTGACTACGAGGTTATCCAGCAGAACATTGCTGGCGTTCTGGACGCTCCTATGGCGGTCAATGCGGACCTTGAGAATGTTCTTCAGGGCAATCTCTCTCAGTATCGCCAATCGCTCAACAAGCCGAGCGGCAATCCCCGCACTGCCACTGAAATCCAAGCAATTGTATCGCAGCAGTCTGCTATCGGTAAGACTCAGTTGAGCCGGTATTACACCCAGCTTGATTCTTTCTTCGAGGAGCGATTCCGGCGCGCTGCGAATCCGAACCTGAATCCCATCACGAAATCGGACAAGGACGCGATTGAGTTCCAGCGTCGTTGCGCCGAACGGGGCGTTCCAGTTCAAGCCATGCTTGACATCGACTTCGTGGAAGCGACTCGCACGGTTGGCCAAGGTTCTCAGTTCGCCAAGCAGCAGCTCCTCGGCTCTCTGCTTGGTTTGCTAGGCTCTCTTCCTGAGGGCGGAAAGGTCAGCCTCTTGCGCGATTACATTGCGGCCCAGGTTGGCCAGCAAATGGTGGATCGGTATCTTCCGACTCAGGTTCAATCCTCGAAGGTTCAGGATCAGGCTGCTCTTGCGGTGCTTGAGCATTCGTCGCTGCGCCAAGGGAACATGGCTCTCGTCACCGACACGCAGAACCACATCGTTCACATCGACACGCATCTTGCGGCGGCGAACGAAGCGGCTGCGTCGATCCAGCAAGGCGGAAACCCGCAGGAGATTATGCTCTTCCTGCAAGGTATCGGTCAGCACGTTCAAGATCATCTGCAACGCTTGTCCACCGATCCTACGCGCCGTCCTCAGGTCGAGGCTTACTCGCAGCAGCTTCAGATGCTTGTGCAGACCGTGCAGCAGCTCTCCGAGTTTCTGGCCGAGCAGCAGCAGGCGCAGATGCAGATGCAGCAGGCTCAGGCGATTCAGCAGGGTGTCGATCCTAAGACGGCGGTTCTCAACGCTGAAGTTCAGGCGAAAATCGCTCGCCAGAACGCCGAAACGATGGCCAATATCCAGCGTCAGAACACGAAGGCGATGGCCGACTTGGCTCGCCGGAATGCGAAGACCACCGCTGATATTCAGCGAGCGAATGCAACTGCTGAAGCGAATCTGGGACGACAAGGATAAGCATGATCAACCAAGAACACGTTCAAAACATCGAACAGTTTGTCGCTGAAAACTTCCCGAAGATGGGTGGCTGGTGCGACCCGAAGAAGGGCATTGAAATCGCCAAACTTGTTCTTGAAACCAAACCTCAGCGAATCGCTGAAGTTGGCGTGTTCGAAGGAAAATCAACGCTCGCTCTTGCCCAGGCTTGCAAGCTGAATGGCAGCGGCACTGTCTACGCCATTGATTCGTGGAAAAAGGAAGACTGCATCGACGATGAAACTTCCGCGAATCAAGAATGGTGGTCCACTCTTGACCTCGACAAGCATTACGAATCGTTCGTTGGGCATTGTGTCCGTGCGCAGGTTGTGAGGCAGATCCAGTTCTGCCGCATGTCTTCTTGGGACGCTTCGCGATTCCTGCCTGACATGGACATGGTTCATATCGACGCGAATCATGCCGAGTGGCCGTCTACGAGCGATGTCGTCAATTGGCTTCCGAAGCTGAAGGTTGGCGGATACATCGTGATGGACGATGTGAACTGGGAATCGACTCAGACTGCTATCAAGTTCGTCTTGAAGCGTTGCGAATTCATTTCGCGGTTTGACCTGAACGAGAGCGTTTTCGCCATCTACCGCAAGCTCAAGTAACCCGTGCAAACGGTTGTTATCACGATGCGCGGCTCTCCGCGCATTTCGCGTTTACAAGCAAATCTTGATTCCGCCGGAATCACGGATTACCGCATCTTCTACGGACTCAACGGGCAACGCTCTGGCCTGAAGGCTAGCATTCCTTACGAGGTTGATAGCCCGGGTTCTGGTTATCTGATTGGGGCGAAGCATGTCGGGTGCAGCATGTCCCATTGGATGCTCTGGAATGCGTTGGATTTCGATCCGACAACACCCGACATGGTGATGATTCTGGAGGACGATATCGTGTTCCGTCCGAATTGGAGTGAAACGATTGAACGTGCGCTGACAAAGCTGCCTGAGGATTGGGACATCCTCTATCCAGGATCATGCTGCGCAGTCGGGAAAATGCGTCAGCAGATTGACTTCAACTTGTTCGAGGGGATGCCGCTGTGTACGCACTGCTACATCGTTCGCAAGAAAGCGTTGAAGATTCTGATTGAGACGAATGAAGAGGTGTTCGCGCCTATCGACTTGCAGATGTACTTCAAGAGCCGCGAACGCTTGAAGTGCTTCACGATTTTTCCGCGCGTTGCCGATCAAGAAGACTGTCCTCTGGCCGACTAAAATTATGGGTTCACCTTTCAATGGAGACACGTTCATCGAACAAGAGTTTCTTTACCTCAAGGAACGGTTCGATCTGACGACCGCTGTCGAAACCGGAACACACGAGGGAGATACAACCGTCTGGTTGGCCAAGAACTTCCTGAAGGTTGTTTCGTGCGAGCTTGACCATGATCGTGTTGAGAAGGCGAAGGAGCGGTTCAAGCGTGAGAACGTCTATGTTGAGATGTTCGAGGGCAGCAGCGATGCCTGCATGAACTGGTTCATCCCGCACAACGGGGTTGGACACGACACGATCTTCTTTCTCGACGCACATTGGAACGACTATCTGCCGCTGCTTGAAGAGCTTGAGGCCATCAACCGATACGATCTGCATCCGGTCATTGCCATCCATGATTTCAAGGAGCCTACGGGCCAGCTTGGATACGACAGCTATGGCGGACACGATATCTGTTTCGGCTACATCAAGGAGAAGCTGGACGCGATTTACCGTGCAAAAACGCTGACCCAGAAGTACGGCTACAGTTTCTACTACAACCACCCGAGCAGGGCGACTGGCGCGCGTCGCGGAATCATCTACATCCTTCCCAACCGATGAAATTGGACCTCGAAAAGACTCCCTGCTTCATCGTTTCCAACCCTGGTGGGGAGAAGGAGAAACGCTGCATCCGCTACATGAAGACCTTCGGAATCGATGCGGTTCCGATGTACGGATTTAAGGCACACAACTGCGGCATCTCGACCGACTACTACCACACGCGCGAGAAGGAGAAGGCGAAGGTCAAAACCATCGTCGCAGGATTGAGCCACTTCGCTGTCTGGTCGGCCATCAAGTGGATGGTTGAGGCGAAAACAACCGATCATCGCACGTTCCTGATCGTTGAGGATGACGTTGAGTTCACTTGTTTAGATTGGAAGGCAAAGTTGGCGGAAAACTTGGTCTTTCTTCCGAAAGACTGGCATGTCGTCTACATCGGAAGTTGCTGCGCTGATCCTCTGGAAGACCACAAGTACATCGGTTCAAACCTCTACAAGCTCGTTCGAGGCATGTGTACGCATGCTTACCTTGTAAACTACGAGGGAGCATGCAAACTCCTCGAAACCAACCAGAAGGTTTGGAGTCCAATCGACATCCAAATGCTGGTTGACTCGATGCCTAGAATGAACTTCTACGGAGTTCTTCCGAGGCTGGCGACGCAAGAGAACACAAACTTGTATCCTTGATGAAAGACATCATCCGTGAACTGTCACTCAAAGCTCTCAAGCGGTTTGCAAATGGCGGGGATGGTCAAGCAGACCTGCTGATGCAGATCGAGGATCTTCAGAAGACACTTGAGATTCGAACCAAAGAACATGAGGAGCATCTGACTGAGGTGCGCGAAGAGCGCGACCACTGGCTTGCTCTGTACGACGAAATCAAATTCGCAGCGGAATTCCTAATGAGCTACGCAAAGAACGATGTGCCGAAGTTGGCCGATCAAGTTGACTGGGAAGTTGGCAAGATCGTGCTGCCCGAGGAAACCGGAACGTACTACTTCAATCCTGCAATCATGCAGGAACCGGATGGCAGGATTCTGCTCTTCGCTCGTCGCTGCCGTAACAAGCGCGAGAAGGATGAGGACGTTTACGTCGAGAAGAACGACATCGTTGTCTTCGAGCTGAGCAAAGATTTGCGAGCCACAAAAAAGGCGTTGTTGAATCTCACCGCGCACTATCCGAATGAACAGTTCGAAGATCCGCGCGTGGTGAAGTTTGGCGACAAGTATGGGCTGAGCTGCTGCACGTTCATTCCGTTCAAGTCGTATGCCCACCAGGGCATGTTCCTGCTGGACAAGCAGTTCCTCAACATTGGTCGATTCGATACGATTTACGGAAACAATCTGGCGCAGGCGATGGTGAACGACGGCCACGAAAAGAACTGGCTGTACTTCGTTCACGACAACGCGCCACACATGGTGTACTCAGCCAACCCCCATGTGGTTGTGCGCCTCAATGGGCGTCTTGAGAAGGAAGCTGAGTACGTCACCGAGGAGTTCAATCCGCTCTGGAAATTCGGCGAGGTTCGAGGCGGCTCAAACCCGATTCTTGTCGATGGTCTTTACTGGACCTTTTTTCACAGCTCATTGCCGTGGATCAATCAGAAGCGGCGTTACTACATGGGCGCGTACGCCTTCGAAGCGAAGGCTCCGTTCCGCATCGTCCGCATGACGACGCTGCCGATTTTGAGCGGCACGAATCAGCAGGACTGGTGGCCCGGACTTCCTGCCGTCGTCTTCCCGTGCGGAGCGTTTTTCGACAGCGCAAAGAATCAGTTCGTTGTGTCGTACGGTATCAACGACGTTGATTGCGGGTACATCAAGCTGCCGCTGGCCGACATGCTTGAGGTGACGAAGGTGATTCGACCGAAGCGCGATGTCGTCAACAAGGAGAACCCTCCCAAGCTGGATGACGTTCTCGATCCGATTCCCCAGAGACACAAACTGAAACGTAACAAGAAATCAAAGTATGATGAACTGGCTAAGAGGCTCAACGAAAACGCCGAAGCAGGACCTGATGAATCTGCCGGAGGTGAATCTGTCGGGCTGGATGACAAGCGGTGAAAGCGCGGAACTAGCGAAGATCTTTCAAAACCCGATCCTTAGAATGGCCATCCGAATCGTTTCCGAATCAATGCCGGTTCCGATGCCGTCTCATGGAAGCAAAGAATCTGACATCATTTTCGCTGCCGGTGTAACCGCCGGTTACGCTCATTGTCTTGAAAACCTTCGAAAATTGTCAGTTACTGAAACATCGAAAGAACCTGAAGCAACTTTTGAAAAGCAATACTAACCAAAAATAAACCATGGACGAACCGTTGAATTCTCCCCTCGTTAACACCGCCACTCCTCCCGACTTTGGGAACTCGTTCATCGACGCTTTTAAGGCCAGTGGTCTTGAAGACGCCGCTTCTGCCGAGGACTCTGCAAATTCTGCCGCTCAGGTTACTGAGGAGCCGAAGAAGCAGCAGAAGGCCAAGCCTGAGGCTAAGGCCACCAATGACTCGAAGCTGACGAAGGCCGAGAAGGACATCGAGCGGATGTTCGGCACGAAGAAGCAAGCGGAAGCTGCCTCCGACGTTCCGAATTCTACGGATGCTGATTCCGATATTCCCGAGACGATCAAGTCCACGAAAGCAGCCGATGCTTTTCGCAAGATCAAGGAAGAGAAAGCGCAGTTGGCCAAGCAATTGGAAGAGCTGAAGGCTGGCAAAGCTGCGAATCCTGATTACGAAGCGCAGCTCAAGGCGTTGCAAGAAGAGCGTGATTCTCTTTCCGAGCGTGTTCGCCTTCTCGATGTTGAGCGTCACCCTGAGTTCATCAAGAAGTACGAGGGCAAGATCAACGGCGTGTTCGATTCGGTGAAGAGCCTTGTCGGCACTGAGGGAGAGCGACTTGTTGGCCTACTTAAGTCGCCTGAGAGCGATTATCGCAACTCGCAGATCGACGACATTGTGGAAGGTCTTTCGCCTGCCAAGAAGGCCAAGCTCGGTGCGTTGATCGTCAAGTACGAGGAAATCAACGGCGAGCGTGCGGCTGAAATCTCCGAGGCCAAAGCTGATTACGACGCCATCCTCGCGCGCTATCAGCAGGACAGCGAAACAAACACCAAGGCTGCTCTTGAGCAGGCCACCAAGACTTGGCAGAAGGTCAGCGAGAACGCTCGCGCGCTGGAGATTTTTGAGCCGCGAGAGAATGACGAGGAATGGAACAACGAGCTGAACCAGCGTCTGAGTCTCGCCCAGCAAATCTTCAACGGTGAGAACAGCGAGGAAGACCTCGCCAAGGCCGCTCTTTGGGCTGCTGCTGCGCCGAAATACCGGGAGCTTCTCTATGCTCAGGTCGAGGTGAACAAGCGGCTCCAAGCCGAACTGGCAAAGTATCGTGGCAGCGAACCTGGGGTTACCTCGAAGGCGACTACCGGCGGAGGTTCTCGACCTGCGAACACGAACGCTGCGAAGAGCGAAGACTTCGTTGCCAGCGTGATGAAATCGTTAGGACGCTGACGATCATCCTAGAAACAATTATCCCCCGATGGTTTCAAAGCCACCGGGGGATTTTCGTTTCAAATCATTTGCCGCGATACGGACCGCTTCCGTAAGGTCCGCTTCCGCTCGGAACCGGCTTAGGAACAGGTTTCACCGGAGGCTTCGGAGGCGGCGACTGTTTGTAAGGTCCGCTTCCGCCACCTGATCGGGAAACAGGCGGAGAACATTTGTAGGGTGCGTTGTAGCTCATTCCTTTGGCAACGCATACCAGCCTTCATGGATGGTGATGCGGTTATTACTACGCACAGTTTTGCCGCTGGCGTCAACAACCCAAACCTTGGCCTTCACGTTCTCGGCAAGGCGCACTGGCTCTCCATGCGGAACGTAGATGACCCTACTTGCGCAGCTCACGCTCATGCTCGCGAACACGATCAAGAAGGCTGCGCTTAAGATCTGGTTGTTTCTTGGCATCTTCGCTTGGCGTATCTTTGGTCGTCAGAGAATGAAGCCAGATGACCAGCTTCATCACTAGGTCGGCCAAGAAGTTCATTCGGCCTTAGAGGCAGAATCCTTCTTGTTCTTCAAGATTGCCCAGGTGACGCCAATGATGCTGACAACAGCACCGGCAAGTTCACCAATCTGATCGGCACTAGCCAGACCTTTGGCGACGAGAAAACCGCCAGCAGCGGTGAGGATGTGGCGGATGAGAGAGGACAGGTTAGGGTTCATTAATCGTTTTTCAGTTTCTTGTAGATGTCGATTGCCTTTGCAACACAAGCAAGAAGCGCGGCGATGGCACCGAATGCAAGCGATGCCGTCTTTAAGTTCGGATCAGAGAACACCGCGCTTCCTAGTATTCCAATGGCTGGCCCACCAACACCCACAGAGATGTCCCTTATGAAGTGTGAGTCAGTCATTGGACGAATTAGCTGAGGGCAACCCTGATGGAGTTCTCGTTGGAGTCAACAAACGGAACCCCGATGACCCGGCCATCGCCGTAAATCACGGCGACGACCTGGGATGCATCAGCCTGCTGAACAATTTCGGCGGTTTTAACCACCATGTCACCAGCTATGACATTGGGATTGACCTGAATGGGCGGGTCAAACGTGACGATTTCCGGTTGCGGTTCAGTCGGCATCACGCTTTCCGTGACAACCGGATCAGGTTGGATGATTTCGTCCATATCAGGAGGCGATGGTGTAGAGGATGGTAAACTGGAGCGTGGCGGTGCTGTTGCTGTTCACCCACAGGTTGCCAGTGGTCGAGAACGGAGTCGCCAGCGTCAGCTTCTGTCTGCCAGCAACGACCGAGGCCCCGTTGACAATCTGGGTGCCAGCGGAAGCGTTGCCAATGGACACGGTGGCAGTGCCGGTTGAGTTGACGATGATGTCCTCGATGATGGCGTTGGTGGGGATTGCCAACGTGCCGAGCATCTGCTGGTTGCCGTTGGTGTTGGTCGTCGCGTACAGCACAGCGACTCGCTTCGGAATCGAGAACTCGACGCCGTTGAAGAGCGTCCCGTGCAGCGCGTTGGTCGAGCGGTCGTGCGCCTGGTATCCGCACCCAACAGTGAAGTCTAGGTCCACGATGGCACCGACTCGGACAACGGTAATGTTTTTGACGTAATAGGTTGCGCCGTTGGGAACCAATGCAGATACAAACGCAATGCTAGCTGCTGACATCGGTCCAATCCGAAGTGTCGAAGTGCTGGTAGAAACAAACTCTTGAGTAACCGTAGCTGAGGTTCCATTGGAAACCTGCTGCGTATCCGTGACGATAACAGCCTGATCGGCCTGAATTCCAAAAAACTGAGTTCCGCAATCCACATTGTAGATGGACGCAGTGGCCCGATAACGCTTTGCCAATGCAGGCAAAACTGAGCCTCTGGAAATATCCATACGGCCAGTGCCTGCCGCAGCGCGAACAGCTTTCAGCCATCCAGTCGTAGCATCAGGGGCGGTTTCATTTCCGGTCAAAGTAACCGTTCCTCCAATGTAAGAGCTAAACGAGTCAACTCCTGCGGTGAAGTTAGACGAATAAACAGAAGAGGTGCTTCCCCATTGATCCGCCGGATTCACGCCGGTCGTGATGACCTCGGTAACGTCAGCAGCGGACAAAGCGCGGTTGAAGACAACCGAGCGGAAGATCCGACCGGTAAAAATCGTGTTTGAAGCACCGCTAATGCATCCAACACCGTAAAAGCTCGAAACAATAGTGTCGGACCACGGGGGAGCCGATCCAGCGGTCGATTCGCTGTACGGCGTATCGACGCCGTTAACGTAGACTTTAAGAGTTGTTCCAGAACGTGTAACAACAATGTCTACAACCTGACCAGAATACCCGTTTCTGAAATTGTTGATGGTTGCAAGCCGATTGTCAGCGGTGGTTGCGCCATAACGCTGAATCTGCAATGCGCCGGCTGACGTGAGATAAACAACAAACGCATTTGCGCGATTTGCAGAATTATCAGTGTCAGACAGGAAAAACACTCCGGCACTTGCGGTCGGATTGGTCATTGGAACTCGAATCCTATTCCAAACACTGAAGTCGCCAGTTCCAAGAGATTGGCAGCCGGAGACAACTCGCGTCGATGCCGTGGTGCCATCAAACATCACCGCAGCGTAATCGCTCGCCGCAGCGCGAATGGCCGACTGGGAGTCGGGAGCGTTGGTCGGGCTGCTCCAAGCGGCACCTCCGAAAAGAACGCCGTGCAGGTTGTTGGTGGAACGGTCGTAGGCGATTCGTCCGCCACCGACAGTGAAGTCGAGGTCGATGAACGCACCGATGCGAGTCAGAACGATGTCATCGAGTTCAACGACAGAAGGGTTGATGGTATTGAACAACCTGAGATAAAGCGTTGGATCTCCAGGGTTGTTAAACTCGAAAGAGTATTGTGTGAGAGTAGAGGTTGGAGTGAACCCCAAAGTCGTTGTAGCGCCAATCGTATTGCATTGAGTTGTTCCACTGCGAACAGTTCCAATGCAGTCTCCAGATTGGAGTCTAGCCTTGAATGAAATTCTGAAATTTTTTCCAGACGCAAGAACAGAACCTCTCAGTGTTCCACCGCCGTTTGGAGTGGTAGAAGTGACTTCAAGCTGGTTTGAAACAGACGCGACGCTAACGCCTGCACCATTGGCACTAAAGCCGTCAGTGGTTCCAGCAAACGTGGCATTGAACACAACATTTTGAGTTCCCCATTGGTCGCCTGGAGACACTCCAAGCAGAATCAACGAAGAAACTTCAGAAGAAGCAAGAGCGCGATTGAAAACGGCAGTGCGATAAATCCGCTCGTTGTAAATTCCACCGCCAAGACCTAAACCAACATTGCAGAAGGTTGAGGTAACAGTCGCACTCCACGCAGGAGGAGTTCCACCTGTGGTTTCAGTGAACGCGGTATCAACGCCGTTGATGTAGATTTTGACAGTGGTTCCAGTGCGAGTAACCACAACATCGACAACCTGACCCGTGTAAGCAGCGAGAAATCCAGAAACGTTCGCATTGCGAAGGTCAGAAGTGGTGGCACCAAGCAGTCGGAACGAAAGTTCGCCCGTTGCTGCAATGAACAGATGAACGCTTTCAGCCTGACTTGGGCTAGATGCACTAGACGAGAGGGCCAGCATAGGACGAATCTGGCTACTCGTAGATGCAGGAACACGGAATCTGCTCCAAACCGAGAAGTCTCCGGTGCCAACATTCTGACCGGTGAGCGTGCTGGTAACGCGAGAATCGCTGGTGACTCCATCAAACGCCACCGCAGTCAGGTTGTTAGCGGCAGATCGGATCGACGAAGGAACGCTGCCATTCGGTGCGGCGAACGTGCCGCTCAGCACCAAATTGACGAGCGTCATCGTGTCCGTCGAAGGGTTGTACGTCATACCGGCATCGCCGGCGATGGAAGTGCCGTTGTTGAACAGTACCTGATTGGCAGATCCAGGCAGGCCGGAGCCACCGCCTAGGGCAGCATACAGCTCGCTGAAGTTGCTGTTCGTGTACTGGAACGCTGTACGAAGCGGCGTTCCCGTCCCATCGTTCGGAGCCGCACCAACATTGATCGTTTGCTGTGCCATGTTATGTAATGTTTTCTGTTACGAGAATTGTGTCATGTCCGCAGTAATCACGGTGGAATCAGCCTTGATGTAGGTGTTATCCGCCGTAATCGGAGTCGCCCCGCCACCACTGGCACTGGTCAAAGCACTCCAAAGAAGGCCAATTTCAAGCAACGCCTTTTCTCGGCTGCTTTTGCACGACGCTCCAGACGCCTCAGAAATCAGCGTGGCTGCGTCACTGCATGTGATGTTGGCCATAATTCCTTAGATGATGAACCAGGAGGTTCCGTTGCTGATGATCGTCACGGAATTCCACTGGGCAGACAACGTGTAAGTCAAAGCTCCATCAATCGTCTCGGAAGCGGTAGGATCGACAACCACATTGTTCGCTCCGGCATTGATCCGCTTGATGACGAAAATACGCCCGGCAACAATCGCCGCAGGCGGCAGCGAAACGGTAATCGCGCCGGAGGTCGAGTCGGCCAGAATGAGGTAGTCGCCGCTCTGAACAGCGGTGCTGGTCGTGACGCTTCGAACCGAACCGCGCGTAGCTCCACCACCCTGAAGATACGTCGCGATACGATTCTCAATCGCCAGCTTGGCCAACTCAACCTCCCAAGGAGAACGACAGCCCAGCGCAGCCGCCTCGTTGATCAGCGTCGTTGCATCGGCACAAGAGATAGCAGCCATAGCGTTTTACCTCCGAATGAAAATCAGGCCATCGGACCGGAACCACGACGCATCACCTCGGCAACAAAGCCCTCGCGCATGCCTCCGCCCCCTGCCATTTCCTCCCCCTCGTCCTCCTCCTCGTAATCCTCGGCCATCTTCTTCCCCTTGGACTTCTTCTCGTAACCCGGAATAGCAACGCCATCAATCTCGATGACTTCAGCCTTACCACCTTTGCCAAGGATGATTGTGGCCATCGTCTGGAACGCCTCGCCTTCCTTCAGATTCTCAGGGATTTCAACGCCTTGGGGGAGAGTAAAACTCGGCATGAAGCGAGCATCAGACCGTGCGGACACTTGTCAATGCTAAAGCAAAAACCCCTCACCAGCCTTTCGAGCCAATGAGGGGCTGCTCCGTGATGGAGCTTTTAGACAAACAACCTAGAGTCAATCAACCGAGGCGAATCTAGTGGAAAAGAAAAAACCCGCAAGCCTTTCTGGGGCCTGCGGATTTTTCGTTAGTGGTTTGTTCCTATCAGGAACAAATGATCTGGGTCAGAGCGCCAGTGCAGCGACGGAAGATGATCGTCATGCCCTGGTTCGTGAAGATCGGCTCAGGCGCATGCACGAACTCGGCGTAGTGCTGACCCTTCTTCTCCAGAGGATCGACGCAATCCACATCGAGCTTGTAGGCACCAGTCACCCACTGCCACTCGCCCATGTAGTTGGTCGGCATCCAGCTCAAGTCGCCCACACGGTTGATAGGCCGCACGATGTGCGACTTGAACACATACGGGGTGACGATGAACGCAGCTTCGTACTGCGCGGTAACCCAGTTCGGGTTGACGCTGAACACAGTACCCTTCGTGCCGGAGCTGCTGGTGAACGGCTGAACCAGCGTGTACTTGCCGCCAGCATAGGTGTAGCGGGGCGGGAACAGATTCGGCACATGCCGGAAGTTCTTGATGACCCGATTCGCACCAATGCGCTTGAGCAACTCAGCACCGCTGCCGCTGCCCATGTCAGCATAGCGGATATCATCGCGGAACGCAGGGTTGTTCTGAGCGATACGCTGAGAAGCCTCCAGACCGATGTAGAGCGGGAACACCGGACCATCGCTCGAATAGCTGATGAAGCCAGAGCTGTCAGGGTTCGTCGCGCCATTACGGATCAGCGTGGCAGCAGCCACATCGAGCATTTCCTGGGTCAGCTCCGAGGTGGCCTGATTCAACGCCTGACCCACAGAGCCAGTCTGAATCCAGGGCAACTCATTGATGCCCGACGGAATCGCCTCGGTCTGGGTGAAGCTCGAATCAGCAATCGCCTTGATGGCGTACTTCGCGAAGATGTTCTGATAGCGAGTCTCCCAGCTCCGCTGCGCACGGATCGAGAGCTTCTCCAGATACACACGCAAGAACGCCTCGACACGATGATCGAAGGTCAGATCGTCCTTACACAGCAGAGGCCCCTTGAGGGCGAACTTCTCAGGACTCCAAGTAACGGCATTGTAGCCGACCGGAACATCGTTGTAGGTGGTATCGCACGCGCCACCATTCGAACCAGGGTTGCCAGAGGCAAGCGTGATGGCAGACCACTCCTCAGCCGCAGTCGGCTCGATAGAGGTCGTAGTGAACGAGGTCTGAGTCAGACCCGTACCCTGAGGATACTCGCCACGCTCAATCATGTTGAGCCACATCGAGCGGTACGAGGCGCGTTTGTAGACATCCTGCGCCAGCGACTCGGTAGCCACAGCGAAGGCGTTAAAGACATTAGGACAAGCCATGAGATGAAAATGTTAAACCGACATTTACCGACGTTTAGTAGGCCACCCCTCCATCACACGATGGCGATTAACCCACCTCCATTTGCGGTCGTCACCTCCGCTTAGACGGGTTGCTGTGGACGACCAATCCACGTTCTCGTTTAAGGTCGATGAGCCGGATGGAGCGATAGAACGCTTCCAAATGTCAATTAGAATAATTCTGTCAGCTCGCTCTGATCAGCAATGTACGACTTGTACGTCTGATAGTTGGCCAGTGTCCCCAGCTTCGATGGAATGATCAGCTTCTCTCTAGCGATGAATCCCCTGAACGTGTACGGACCCGGAAATTGACCCGTCATCAACGCATAGTAATCCACACCGTTCGTCTTGTCCCCCTTACGCGCATCGACAATCAGCTTCCCGGTACTCCACTTGGTCGTCTTCACATCGATGCGAAGTCCATCGCCAACAACACAATCGAAAAGCGGATGGGGAGGATTCCGATCCGTATCCAAATCAGGATACGCATTGAACAGCTTGCAGAACGCTATCTCCCCGCAAACACCCTCCAAATCAACAGTCGCAGCATCCGCATTGCTGATCTTCAGATTCGAGACGTTAAAATGCCGATTACGAGAGTTTCTATTCTTCGCAACAAAATGAGCCAACTTCCTCTCCGCTGTACACAAAGAGATAGTTTGACCGATTTTGACTCTGTTTATCGCGTTCAAAAAGGCGAAAAATTTTTGAGGGGGGTATCGTAAACGAACCCCACCCCCAAAGGGGTCCGCCCCCGTCGTCGCCAATCTCTAGTTATCCCGTAGGAAAACAATCCTTTTCTTCCTCCGTCGCCCGTCGCCCGTCGCCCGTCGCCCCGTCGCCCCGTCGCCCCGTCGCCCCATAGGACATCAAATGTCTAGGCAACGTCTGATAATATGCATTATCAGACTGTCCGAGAAGAGTCGTTTCCGTGGCTTTCAACCCTGACTTCGGATCGATCCGGCAGCGCACCGAGTATGTTGACGCTGACAGACGGAGATTCACCGGCTTCACTCCAGCCAAACGTGAGAGCAGACCGCTTTGCAACGCTTGCAAGGATAGTCTCGCGAGTCGCTTCATCCTTCAATCCTTCGAGGTCGTACCCGTTGACTCGCTCAATCGTTGACGCTGCATCCTGCGCGAGCTTTGAACGGACTAGAGCGGAGAGTGTTTCCAAAGAAACGGTTTCTTTAGAGGAAACCGTGTTTCTCAATTCCTTCCTCACCTTGGGCAATCCTTCCCTTGAAGCTTTCGAGAGTAGCGTTGACTGATTCAGCCCCAAATCGTCAGCAATCGCTTTCCATGTCTTTCCCGCAAGATAAAGGCTTTTTGCTTTCGTCCACTGCTCTGGTTTCATCTCCGGTACCTTGCAATCCAAGGTAGCTAGGCGCAACGCCGTTTTTCCATCCCCCAAAAACCAGGTCCGCCCCGCTCAAAATTTTTCAACCGTCAACGCCAGTTGTTCAGGAAAATCGAAAAACCCCAGCAAAACCCCAGTTTTTCCGCTCTCAAAATTTTTCAAAATTCTTTTTGACTCTGCCCCGTTTCCGGCCCATGCTGTCTCCCGTGAACACCGCAATTCGCGCCGCAATCGCTGACAGCATCGCGACGGCCAAGCCCGTTTCCGTCGCCGTTCCATTTGCTGACATTGACTCTGCAATCGCTTTCATCCGTTCTCGATTCGACGATGTTGATTGGGACGGATTCCCCGACAGAGTGACGATCTTCGGCGACGACCCGTCCATCCCCGTTTCCGACGACGGCGACGGCGACGAAGGGCATTTTGTTCTCAATCTGGTTTTCCCCATCAATCAATCTAACCCTTTCGCCGAATAACACCATGAAGCGCAAAATCCTCTCATTCATCCTTCAAGCTCTGGTCTTCTCTGTCGTCGCTTTCGTCATCTACTTCGTCGCTTTCCGTTCCCAATTCTAAACCTCAATCCAAAATCCATGAACTACCCTCAATCAATCCCTGCAGCCTACGCCATCGACTCCAACCTAGAGCGAGCCTATCGCATGGGCTGGAATCACGGCCATGGCATCGCTTGCCATAACGCCCCCGCAATCGGCGATTCAATCGACCGTTCAATCGATTGGATTGGACTTGGCAAAACCGTCACGGCTGAAAACATCGCTGAATACCACGAATTGCTTTGCTTCGCTGCCGAATCCAATTCGCGAGACTTTTCTCCCTTCGAATTCATCGCCCATGAATTCAACGAGTCGGACGATTCTTGCTCTCTCTGGGAAGCCTTCGAATCCGGCGTTTCCGATTCAATCCGCGAGGACTTGAAAGGTTATTCATACGCTGAATTGGCTTGAATGCCGAACAACTACCTATCGGCGACGGTAGGTAGAATTCGTCAGTCAAAATCAATCAAACAAAATCCATGAAAGAAACACTCGCTGAATTCTGCTTTCGAATCGGCACGATTCCCCGTCCCCGCAACGTCGGCCAGCCTCACGAATGCTTGGCAATTCTCCCTTTCCCCGATGGCGAACGAATCGCCGCTTTCAACCTGCGCGACTATTACGTTTCCGCCTCCGTTTCCGGGCCTTGCTTAGAATTCCGTCCCCGCGAATCGAC